GTCCCGTTCTCAATGATGATTACCCCGACTGGGCGATCATCAATGAGTCTAAAACTGGCCGTTTTAGGTCAGTTGCAGAGATAAATTCCACGTGTTTCCTCAGGGATTCACGGGGGAGGTGGAAGGAGGTGAAGCACCTCAGAAGGGGAGGTGGTACACGTGACCTCCAGGGCCACGTGCATCAGGCAGCTGTTTGTCGGGCTGCCGGTCCGTTGTGGGAGCGTGCCTTCGTCCTTGCGAAGTCTCGCTCGAGGTGGTGTCTACGCCCGAGCGATCTCGGGTTCAATCTCGGCATACTTGAGGTTTTCAAGTATGAGCGACGGCTCTGCCGTCGCGGTTATGCGGTCCTGCCGCGTAACACCGGGCTTGATGACGGTCGTTACCGGCTTTCGCTGGATTCGACGTCCGTGGAGAGGTTGGAGGTCCAGTTGGACCTGTGGGTGGGCGGTCGGTCTTTTCAGACCGAGCGACAGCCGTTGACCTTTAACGCTTTCAAGCGTTGTTTGGTCAAACCATCGTCTGCGTTTTTACGCGCTCGCGCTGGTGGGTGGCGCGGCTGCGAACTTTCGTTCGGAGTACGTACCCCTTCTGTCGATCCTCGTCCGCGTGGCGAGATCGTCCTGGCGGAGTCTAGACTGTCCTGCAGTCCTGGTCCCGTTTGTTTGGAGGAAGACGGTGTTCTTCTCTTGGTGAAACCCTTTGACTCCTGGTCTTAGCGAAGGTTTTCTGCGGTGTGTCGTGTGTCGACGGACGGTCCCTACGGACCTCTTCCCTGATAAGGGCGACCATTGAGGATCTCTCCTCCGCAAGAGATCGCGTTCTGCCCGTGGAGGGCCACCTGCGTTAGCGGGTGTGCGCGGCCACCCTTGACAGGGTAGGGGGACCTTCTCAAGGTCCGAAAGAGAGGGTGAGGCGGCTTAAAATCCGCGGTGCTCCAAGTCAATTGGGCATGTAGGGAGTGGACGCCGGCTAGCCGGCAAGTGGTTGCCTGTGTAGGCAGCAGCTGCGAGGGATCAACCCGG